TGTGCGGGTAATGCGTACCACCAACCGCACCGCAATCCGCGAGGCATTGGAGGAAGGCCACATCGTTCCCGGCTACTCACTCTCGAATGCCGCCCCGCATCTGGTCATCAAAACGAGGTAGCCCATGCTGTTCATTCTGCGATGGCTGAAGAAGCACTTCTGGCCCGCCAGGATTAGAAAGGAGGTGATCCCGCCCGCTGTGCCGGTGATGTCCGAACCGCCGCCGGTACAGCCCGCCGCAATCGAGCCTGTGATCTCGCCCATCACCCGCATGGAGACTACAGAAATTTCCGCCAACCGTCATGAGCGTCGCAGGCTGGAGCGGGCGCGCCGCAAGTACGATAAGTTCGTCACGCCGAAGGGCGAGTTGCCTGAGAGACCCGAAAAGCCGCCCCGCGAAGCCAAGCCGAGGACCAAGAAGGTCGAGGTCATTGGACCCGGCGACCCCTTTGATGATCCGCGCAATGCCGAATACATGATCGCTGACAGCCACCATGAGAACCGCGCCGACATCGTTGCTTACAGGGAAGCCGAATTTCAGGGCGAGTTCAATTTCCGCGACACGATCTTGCAGCAGCTGGAGCGCTACTTCGTCTATCTGGATCGGATGAAGAAGCACGATCCCGACAGCTACGGCTTCTACCGCGAGATTGGCGCGACGTTGCTGCCCTATATTTCAACCGGCGCGTGGAATAGGGAACGCACCTCCAAGGACAAAGACAATATCGCCAAGCACAATACCCCGCTGGCTGACTGGTTTCATCAGAACCGTCCCGCCTTCGGTTGCTTTGCCTATGGCACTGATCCCGAGACCGAGCGCTACGAACATGATGCCAAGGGCAGGAAGGGTCACGATCTCTGGGTGCCCAAGTTCATGTACTACCTGAAATACAAGAACCCGCCGCCGGAAATTCAACTCATCTGCGGCGGCGACATCTACAAGATGACGGTGTGGTGGGATCGCACCGACCAGAAGAGGATGAAGTATGGCAGGCCGCAGGAGTTTCCCATCTTTGTTTCGAGTGACGGTAAGGAAGTGATAGCGCTGCGCTTCTGCGACACCAGGTGGGTGGAGATCATTTCCAAGCGCGAAAAGAAGTCCGTCGCCCGAGTGCATGGACATAGGAACAAGGGGCCTGCGCTCCGGCGATGCCAGCGAGGCAACTTCACAATTCCGAAGCGGGCGTACCGCATCCCCGGCGATTTCGAGGAGTGGGCGAAGGAGACCGGCGACAACGCCCAGCACTTCCTGACCGAAATGTTCAAGGAAGCGGTCATGCGTGCCGAAATGGCGCAATACTCGATGACGCGCATTACCGCGACCAATAAGGTTGGCACGGCAGCGGTGTTTGGCGTCAACATCCACCGCACCAGTTACTTCTTTCAGGATCGCGACATCCACCTCAACGCGGAAGGGTCGCGCAAGCGCATCTTCCACTTCGTGCGACCGCATGTGCGCTCCGATGGCAGTGTGGTGAAGGCCCACTTCCGAGGCGAGAAAGAGTTCGACTGGGCGGGCTATCACATCAAGATCACGATCCCCGGCAAAGACCACTTCATGCTTGGCGAGTTTGATGTTGGCTCATCGGATGAATACTGGCGTGACCCGAAGGACAAAAGTGTGTGGTTGCACCAGCCCGAGTTGGGCAAGAAGCTGAAGGGTTGGATGGATCAGGGGCTAGGGAAAATATCATGAGCGGCAAGACTGACCTTTGGGATCGTCTGGGCAAGACCGATCCGGCACACACCAAGCCCTTCAAGCGCGCGGGTGGCTTCGCGGGAACGTCGATCAAGCCGATGTGGTCTTACCACCGCATGACAGAAGAGTTTGGGGCGTGCGGCGTCGGCTGGGGCGTCAACAAACCGTCGTTTCAGGTTGTCCAGACGGATGATGAGGCCTTGGTGTTTTGCATCGTTAGTATCTGGCATGGCGACCGCGAGAATGTTGTTTTTGGTGTCGGTGGCGACAGGGCTGTGGGCAAAAACCGCAACGGCGTCTTCACCGACGACGAAGCATTCAAGAAGGCATTCACGGATGCGACAACCAATGCCCTGAAGATGATTGGCGTCGGTGCCGATATTCACATGGGCCGGTTTGACGACGACAAATACGTCAACGAACTGCGATCGGAATTTTCGGAAAATCAGGATGCCGGCGATGAGGGTAATGCCTCGCGCAAGAAATTCATCGCTGAGTGTGTGGCAACGATCAACCGCATCGGCGCATTCCCCAACCCGCTCGATTTGCGGAACTGGTGGAGCAGTGAGATCGAAAAGAAAAAGCGCCGCGATTTTGAACTCTCGCAGGATGAGGTGGATGATCTGTTGGCCCTAGTGAAAGAAAAAGTAAAACGATGAGAACACCAGCCGACATCGCGATCGACAACGTCTTGGCATTCGATGTCAAGAAGGACGGCCTCACCCAGCGCCAGAACGGCGACTGGGTGATCCGCCTGACGGTGGCGCAACTCGATATGCATCAGGTGATCGTCAACGCCAACATGGGCACGATCTTCCAATGCACGCTGGTTGAAAAGAACGATGATGGCACGGCAGTCGATCACAAAGCGATGGAGCGCGACAAATGGGCCGCTCTGGGCGCAGTTAAGCAGGCAGGCATCCGCTGCAAGGACAAAGTGTTTCAGGCGTACCTGCGCGAGCATTACGAAGAAACGATCATGGATGAAGAGGCCGCCGCCGAGTGTGTGCGTTATGTCTGCCATGTGCTGACGCGCAGCGATCTTGGTAAGCCCGGCTTCAGCGATCAGCGCATCATCTGGCACGATCTCGACAACAAGTTTCAAGCATGGAAGGCAAAGGAACATGGCTAGCGTCGAAGAACGCAACGAAATGGATGAATTGGGCGAAGCAATCTGCGTGCTGTTTGAAGAGCGCAGTACATCTAAACTGATGGGCGCGGCAGTGCTCGTTCAGTTGCTGATCGCCGTCTTTATGGAGGAGGGCTTTGAGCGGGATCGCGCCATCCGCCTTTTCACCAAGTCGTGGGACACCGTGGGGAAGAGGTTCGATGCTTAAGAAACATCCACGCCTGCGCGACGAAAAATATCTGGCGTGGATACGCGAACAGCCGTGCTGCCTGTGTGGCCGTCCCGCCGAGGCAGCACATCTGCGTGTTGGCTCGATCAATCACGGCAAGGGCATCGGCGCATTCGGAATGAAGTCATCGGACAAATGGGCGCTGCCGCTGTGCCGCTTACACCACATCGAACAGCATGCGGCTGGCAACGAACTGGAGTGGTGGTCGAAGCGGGGTATCGACCCCTTTGTTTTGGCAATCAGCTATCAGCAGGCGCGGAGGTCTGAATGAAACTAACAAAGATACCGAAGAACACGAATAGGCCGATGCGTTCCAACGCGGTAGGTCGCAAACCGGGTGTGGTGGCTCACGTTGTCAACATGGGCAAAAGGTCTGCCGATCCGTCGAAGCTGATGCGTCACATCAACAGGCGCTTGCCTGATTGGGCGCGGAGGTAGTGATGAAATATCGCTACTCGATCTGGGGACGCGAATGGGGTGCCGACCACGATGTCGAGATCGTGTCGGTCAACTCCAATCCCGAGGCGATGCGCAAGGCGCTGGGCATGAAGACGCTGATGGTCAATCGCTCGATCTTGCCCGGCGGTAAGAAGAGCAAGACCGCGAAGTATTCCTATCTGAGGATCGTGGAGAACGTCGATGCAGACAGTGGTAATGAACCCAACCGAAGCTGAGTTACATCTATCAGGCCACGTTGGACTGCTGCGGTTGATTTGGGCGGTGCGCAAAGGGTGGCAGAGGCGCTTCAACCAAGGCCACGGGGCGGGCGATCATGTTGGCGGCGCGTTTGGCGAGTGCATGCTGGCAAAGCACAAAGGCGTTTTTTGGTCTGGCTCAGTCGGTGAAATCTATTCGGCGGATGTCGGCGGTTGCTATCAGGTAAGAGCGACCAATCTCTCCGAGGGTCAGCTGATCCTCCACAAAACCGTCTACGACAAAGACGGCAAAATCATAAAAGAGGACAAAGACTGGCAACCGTTCGTGCTGGCGCGCATCCTTTTACCGGAGATACATCTGGTTGGCTGGTCATGGGGCTGGGAGGGGAAACAAGAAAAACACTGGCGCACCCAAGGTGTGCGTTACCCGGCATATTTTTCAATGCCGGAACACGATATGGCAACGCTGCCGTCCGAGGCCGAGGTGATGGCGGGCAAACCGAAGGACGCCGCATAGGTGAATAACCTACCGTTTTTATCTGTTCTGGATTGACAGGCATCCGCGAAGCACCTCCCTTCACCCTCGCGGGCGCGCAGCCTAAGCAAGAAAAACAGAAGGGCGCTGCGGTCGCTACGGCGCTATTTGGTAGCGCGCTCCCTCCGCGAGCGACAGCATGCCAAGCCTCTTCCTTTCTAACTACTAGCTGTGGTGTCTCTTGAGGCACTACGCGAGGCTTTGGTGAAAACTGCGCAACCTATGGGAACCGGCATGGAAGACGATCGGGGTCCAACCGAGCAACGCAAGGCCCATGCGGGTCCGTTCCTCACACAAAGCGGCCCCTCGAAAAAGGCGACCCGCTTTAGCTTCCACGACGATGCGCTGGGACGGGCGTGGAAGCGTCGTAAGATAGACGACGCGGAATACTACTCCCTGAAGCGCTACGCGCTCCACTGGCTGGCTGGCGGTCTACAGGGTGCCCTCCACGGGGTTGATCTAGATCGGGTCTTTGCGTTCGACCCGAGCCTGATGTCGGGGCTGGCGAAGACCGAGCGGCAGCAGGATCACCGGGACGCCTACAGGGCAGCTGGTTTGGCGATCGGCAGGCGGCTGACGATGGTGGCGGATCATGTGGCGTGCTTTGGCACCAGCCTGCTCGAGCTAGGGACGCTGATGGGCTATCGATCGGCGGCGCATGCAAGGTATCAGGCGGGGCAGGCGCTGGCGGAAGCTGGCTACAGATTGGGCCAGCATTGGAAGGATCAGGACCGGCGGCGCTGAACCGCGACCGTTGACAGCGGGTCGTTTTGCGGGCATTTTTTGATAGTGTTGATTTGCTGACGGCAAATCATGGTAGTTCCCCTGCCAATGCACAAAAGCCCCGGCTTGAAACCGGGGCTTTTTCTTTGTTCCCAATGGCTGGGTCAGACCCTCAGATCGTCGACGCCCTTCTTGGTGTCGAGCATCAGGTTGACCAAGGCGGCGACGGCACCGGGGATGCGCGTGCGTCCCCCGATCCAGTCGCGCACCGTGGTGTCGCTGACGCCGATCGCGCGAGCAAAGCCCATCTGGGTGACGCCCAGCAGGGTGAAGGCCTTGGAGAGCTGCTTCGGGGTCATGCTTCCAACTCCAGTTTGAGGATCACCCTGCGCACGGTCGTGGCTGACCACCGACCGCCATTAGCGGTCGGGACGTTCTGCTCGTTGAGCGCGGTGGCGATCCGGGCGAACGACTGATCCAGCAGCGGCGTCACAAGGGCACGCAGGCTTTCAGCGAAGGCCACGGAGCGGTCGCGCAGGATGCCGGGTGTTGTGGGCGACCCCAGCTTGACGCCGCGCGCCTTGGCGGCTGTGAGTGCGTCTGTGGTGCGCTTGGAAATCATGCGGCGCTCCTGTTCAGCCAGCGCGGCGTAAATGTGCAGCATGAACGGGTCAGCGTTGGCACCCAATTCGGTGACGATGAAGGGAACGCGCTGCGCCATCAGGCCAGCGATGAACGCGACGTCGCGGCTCAGGCGATCGAGCTTGGCGACGATCACGGGGCAACCGAGTTCCTTGGCGGCGGCCAGTGCGGCCTTCAGCTGCGGGCGCTTATCGAGGGCGTCGGAGCCTTTGCCGGTTTCGACTTCGGTGAAGATTTGGCTGATGACGAACCCTTCAGCGTCGGCAAAGCGCATCAGGGCTTCACCCTGAGCTTCGATGCCAAGGCCGGACTTGCCCTGCTGCTGGGTGGATACGCGGATGTAGGCGACGGCGTGTTTCACTGGCGTGGTCCTCATGGTGTTCCCCTTGGTGACAGACAGACAGTAGGGTATTTCACCCTGCCATGCAATAGGCCTGACAAAGAAAAACCCCGCCGAAGCGGGGTCTGGGGATTATTTCCGGGGCACCTTGGTGGTTGGTATGGGCACCGCCTTGATGATGGTTGAGGGCAGCGGTGCGGTGAGGTCGATGCTGTCGCCGCGCCCGACGAATGAGTTGCCGTTCATCTTGTAGGCCAGCATGAGCGCCTCGCGCTTCAGGTCGTCGTCCGGTATCTGCGGCATGACGAAGACGGTGCCGTCAGGATCGCGGCAGGTGGCGCGGAAGCCCGCGACGATGTCGCAGGCCGGGATGACAGGCTGGGCGAGGGCGGGTGTCACCGCGAGCGCCAGCAGGATGGTGATGCGTAGCATGTAGTTCCCCTGCGGAGCGGGATGCTCCTACGGCCTCAAGCCCGGTAGGTCTTGCGACCGCCGGGCGTGAGGGGATGTGGTGAGGGTCAGGCGCAGGGAACGTGGGGCCAGACGGCATTGCTGCGGCCTGCGATCTCCTCGCGGGTCTTGACCTGATCGCGTACCGTGACCCAGATCGGCCAGATGTGGTTGGGCGAGGTGAGGTAGCGGCCACGCGAGCCATCCTTGCGGATGCGGTAGACCTGAACGTAGCTCGACATCAGGGCATCGACCTTATCGCTGTCGGCGACGACTTCGTAGGTGCGGCCTTCGTGGGTGGTGCGGACGGTGGTGATCATCGGTAGTTCCCCTTGCGGCGTGATTGCCTGTCACGGGTTATGGCATAGGGTGAAATACCCTGCAAGGGGTAATCCCAACTATTGGGAAAATAATTCGGGAACCGTTTCACATGAAATGAAGGTCAGCCGTCATGACCAAACCTTGCCCTATCTGCCAGCAGGACGCTCAGACCACGATCTGGCCCTATTTGAAGGGCGGCACAGGGGCAAACGGCGAGCGCATCGATTGGATGCGGTGTTCAGGCTGTCATGCGCTGTTCAGTGATTTGACAATGTCTGGGGATCGCCGCAGCTATCCTGTGAGGGCAACCGATGTCCAACATGAAGATCGTGTCGATGATCGCCCACGCGGAAAAGCGTCAGCACGCTGAGACCGAGGCTGTGACGAAAGACCTCTATGCCGCGCTCGCGCCATTGCGGAGCCGCTTGGATGCGTTGGAACGCGAGGTCGAGCAGCTGAAGGCATTGAAGGAACTGGCTGAGGGTGGATCAATGAGCGACGAAGTCACGGTAGCATTGGAAGACCTTGCCAACCGCTTTGAGAACGCAGGCGAGGCGATCTGGACCGGCTCGCAGGTAGCGGACACGTTGCGCCGGTATGCCAATGACCGTGACACGCCGCTGACGAACCGTGACGATGAGGCCAAGTGATCCGCGCAAGGGTGAGAACACTCGATCGGCATCGCAACGGCGGAATGCCCGGCATGTGCCTGATCGATGTGAGGACCGAAAACCCTATCCGATGTGCCGTGATCCAGAGCGATGCAGAGCAAAGGGATATTGCGACAAAGACCCTGCCTGTAATGAGTGAAACGATGAAGATGGAACAAAGGTAAATGGCTAAGGCACTTGCGGATATCCGAAGTTTAGCTAGGGCACATACAGAGACCTGTATCAGGGCGCTGGCGAGCATCGTGGTGAAGAGCGAGAACGATAATGCGCGCGTGGCAGCGATCAACAGCCTTTTGGACAGAGGTTGGGGCAAGGCTGCGCAGACGCACACCGATGGTGATGGTGGGCCTATTCAGATCGTATTACGCCAAGTCATTGATGTGGTTGAGCATTCCAAGCCTGTCGTCATCGACATCACACCTGATCGTGACAGCTAATCGAACGTATACCTGTCATGACCATGTTGGTCGACCAGACCTAAGTCATTGATATCGCTACGCTATCCCCTCCGCGGGCTTGGTACCACGGTTCCCTAGGGCTGGGCGCGAAGGGGGAGGGTTGGCCGGGATTAAAATCGTTTCAAGTACCGGTACCGGTTATTACCACATTCCCTCGCGTTCTCAATAACTTCGCCCACCTTCGAAAATCAAACGTCACCCGTCGTTTAATAGGGGAATGAGCTACGCCTATGGACGCCCCCCACCTGCCGCCTCTGCGGCAAGCCTCACTGGAGCAGGCTGTGCTACGGCCCGGAGGATGTCACACCTGTTGTGACATCTGTCACGAAGCCCGTGACAGTCACGCCAATCGTGACGCCCGATGTCACGCCGATTGTGACACCGCGCACCGTGGCTCCGTCGAAGCTGGCGGCGGCAGCTGAGATCGAGAGCCTCAATGCGCGCCTCGCTGGTGATCCGTGGAAAGAGGCCGAAGCGTTGCGCGCCGAGAACGAGCTTCTGCGGGAAGAGGTTGTGCACCTGAAGCGCGCTCTTACTGAAGCGGGCAAACCGAAACCATTGACCGCTGCGGAGCGTCAGCGCGTGTCGCGCGAGCGCCGTAAACAAGTTTAGCCGGGGTACTCCGGGTCGTGGAGCGAGAGCGACGACCTCCCCTTGCCTTGGGGTGAACGAAAGTCAGTCTGCGGCCCGGCAACGGTGTCCGGCTCGCCCTTGCGATGCCGTGTCCCGTTTCATTGCCCGTTCAAGGCTGGCAACTCTCGCAACTATTCCAGCGCTTCCTTCGCGATCTTGCCGATGCCGTCGACCACATGCCGCATGCAGGATGCGCTGATGGCATCGAGCGTGATGCCGCTGGTGCCTAGCAATAGTGAGTATCTGACCTTTTCCCAATCCGGCTCAGGGAAGATGTCGGTGTGGTAGGCGTCAGCCCAACTCGCAATCCGTTGCAGAGCCTCTTCAAGTTTCTCTTCACGATCACTCATGGCGTTCCCCTTTGACCGAACTGCTCCTGCCACACAATGGCTGGAAGGCCCGCCCGCATCAAGGAAACCTGTGGAAATATTTAGAGGGCGGCGGCGATCGTGCAATGGCGGTCTGGCACCGCAGGGCGGGCAAAGACGAAATCTGTCTGCACTTCGCCGCGATGAGCGCGATGCGCCGACAGGGAAATTACTGGCACTGCCTTCCAGAATTTTTACAAGGCCGCAAAGCCATATGGACGGCCATCAACGCGCACACCGGACGACGTCGCATCGATGAGGTTTTCCCCGATGAGATTAGAGAGAACGTCAGCGACAACGAAATGTTCATCCGATTTAAAAACGGATCAACATGGCAGATCATCGGTAGTGACCGTTACGACGCTACAGTGGGTGCGGGTGTCGCCGGAATTACCTACTCCGAGTGGGCGCTCGCCAACCCAAGCGCGTGGGCCTACCACCGCCCGATGCTCACCGAAAACAAGGGTTGGGGAATATTCATAACGACCCCAAGAGGTCACAACCACGCCAAGGCGTTGTTTGACCACGCGAGCGGTTCGAAGGACTGGTTCTGCGAACTTCTAACCGCTCGCGACACGGGCGCGCTCACCGAGTACGAACTGGAAGAAGCGCTCGCCGAAATGATCGCGCTGTACGGTCAGGACGCGGGCACAGCGACCTTCCAGCAGGAATACGAATGTTCGTGGAACGCGGCCATCTTGGGTGCCTTCTTCGCCCTCGAAATGGCGGCCATCCGCAGGGAAGAGCGCATCGCCGAGATCGAGGCGATACCCGAGGCCCAGGTTCACCGGGCTTGGGACTTGGGCGTGCGTGATGACACTGCGATCTGGTGGTTCCAGACCGTGGGGAGCCAGTGTTTTCTGCTCGACACCTACAGTGCGAGCGGCGTCGGCGTTGAGCACTTTGCGGAAGTCATCGAGCAGAAAAAACAACGCTACGGTTGGTTAGATGGAAACGACTACGTCCCCCACGATGCGAAGATTAAAGAGTGGGGGACTGGTCGTACCCGCGTGGAAACCATGCAATCCTTGGGACTGCACCCGATGCTGGTCCCGCTGGCCTCTATCGGAGACGGCATCAACGCCGTCAGGCGTGTGCTTCCGCTGTGCGTATTCCATCCCCGATGCGAGGAAGGGGTCAACGCTCTGGAGCAGTATCGCCGTGAGTGGAACGATGAGACAAAGAGCTTTCGAGCCAGTGCCGTCCACGACTGGACGTCGCACTACGCCGACGCCTTCCGATACCTGTCGCAGTCATGGCGCGGCGGGCACAAGCGAGCCGTGATCGTTCCCCGAAGGGAGGGAATGATCATCCCTCCACCGAAAGAAATCCGTCGAGGAATGATCCTGTGAGCGATCCAAAGGACGCGAGCCTGTGAGCGAAATGCAAACCGTGGTCGATCTGACCAACCACCTACTGACTGCAATCAACGAGTTCGCCGAAAAGCATGACGGCGTCAGCGTGGGCGAAGTCTTGAGCGCGGCGTTCTCCGTGTTGATGAACGTCGCCGCCGCCAGCCCCGATTTCGACCCGAGGCAATTTGCTGTCGAGTTTAATGAGAACCTCCAGAACGTGATGGATGCCCGACTACACTGAAGATGTCCGACACGATGATCTAGAGTTCGACCCGACACTGGAACCAAAGGAAGCGAAGGCTTGGCTGAATTTACTTGAGGAAGCCGAGGACGTTTTTGAAGCGTGGAACGGTCACTGCGACCTGATCGACAAACAGTTCGCCTCGCTGGGCCGCTTGGCGGATATGTCGAGGGATAAAGAGTTCCAGATGTTCTGGGCCAATGCGTCGGTCCTGATGCCGAGCATTTACGCCAAGAAACCAATTCCAGTGGTCGTCACGAAGTTCATGGACCGCAGGCCGGTCTATGAAGCGGCGGCTGAAGTGATGGAGCGCTGTTGCGTCGTTGCCTTCGATCTCGCAGAAATCGATGAGTTGATGAAGCTGGTGCGCGACGATCTGGCCTTGATCGATCGAGGCGTCGCGTGGTGCCGCTACGAGAGCGCCGACAGCGACTACGGCCACGAAAAAGTTTGCATCGACTTTAAAAACCGCAGGGACTTCCTGCACTCCGTCTCCAGAAATTGGAGGGAAGTCACATGGGTCGCAGCCGCGAGTTACCTTACGCGAAAGGAAGCGCGCGAGCGGTTCTATGAGTATTCCGGTGATGAGTATCAGCGGGCGGATTATCGCGTTGATAAAGACACTCAGGAGATTGGCGGCGCGGATCACCGCGAGCGTGCGAAGTTTTGGGAAATCTGGAGTAAGGGCGACAAACGTGTCGTCTGGGTCGCCAAGGGCTGCGAGTTCATCCTCGATGAGGACGATCCCCATCTTGACTTGCGGGGATTTTATCCATGCCCAAAACCCGCTTATGGGTCTGTGCAGCGAGGCAGCTTGGTGCCCGTGCCCGATGTGCTGCAATACAAGGACCAGCTTGAAGAGATCAACCTTCTGACCGGACGCATCCACGCGCTCTCCGACGCCGTGGAATGCAAGGGGTTCTACCCCGCAGGCGGCAGTGAAATCGGCAAGGCTGTTGAGACTGCATTTTCAATCAAGACGCCGGGTCAGGTGATGATCCCGATTTCTAACTGGGCGGCCTTCGGGGGATCGAAGGAAATCATCATCTGGCTGCCGATCGATATGATCTCGCAGACCATCATCGCGCTGGTGACCCTTAGGAAACAAATCATAGACGATATTTATCAGATCATGGGCCTGAGCGACATCATGCGTGGGTCTACAAACCCCGAGGAAACCTTGGGCGCGCAGCAGATGAAGTCGCAGTACGGATCAACCCGCATCCGCGACAAACAGCAGGAGCTAGTGCGGCTCGCGCGCGATCTTGTTGAGATCACTAGCGAGATCATCACGGAAAAATTTAAGCCGAAGACCATTGTCGAAATGAGCCAGACGCAAATCCCGACGCAGAAAATGCAGCGGGAGCAGGTTGAAGGCATCCAGAAACAATTGGCCGACGCGCAACAGGCGATGCAAAAGGCGCAAGCGACGCCGCAGTTCCAGCAAGCGCAGCAGCAGAACCCGGATCAGATCAAGCAGGCGCAAGAACAACTCCAGCAGATGATCACAAGCGGCCAGACCTCGATCAAGAAGATCATGGAAAAAGCCACGCTGGAGCAGGTGCTTCACCTACTGAAGGACAGCCGCACCAAATCGTTTGTCTTGGACATCGAAACCGACAGCACGATCGTCCCCAACGAGCAGCAGGAAAAGCAACAGCGCTCCGAGTTCATCGGTGTCTTGGCGCAGCTGATGCCGCAGCTGTCCCAGATGATCATGGCCGATCCGAAGTCCGCGACCTTCTGCGGCGAAATCCTGAAGTTTGCCGTCGCGCCGTTCCGCGCGTCACGCGCGCTGGATGGCGCGATCGATGAGTTGGTCGAGCAGCTGAAGGAAAAGGCGGATCAGCCCAGAGGCGACGATCCCGCCACCGCTCAGAACAAGGCCGCGATCCAGATCGAACAGATCAAGGATGCGACCAACAAGGAAAAGATCAAGTCGGAAGCCGATGTCGAAGCCGCGAAGCTGAAGCAGAACGACGAACACAAGAAGATGGAATTGCAGGCCCAGGTTCAGATGAAGAAGATGGAGATCGGTGCCAAGCAGGGTGATGTGCAGGAGCGGCAGGAACATCTGAACATGCAGATGATGCACAACCGCGAAAAGCATCAGGCCGATATGATCAAGAGCCAAGCCGATATGGAGCAGGCCCGCCAGAAAATGGACTTGGCCGCCCAGCAGCACACCATGAAGAAGGACGACCTCGTTGCACGGCAGCAGGAGCGTCAGCAGGCGGCAATATTCAAGCAGACCACGCAGGGTTTCCCACCGTAAGGAGCGAACATGGCCGCATTTACCAAATACAATCTGTTCATTGATGAGATCGCGAAGGGCGGGCACAACCTTGCCACGGCAGTGTTCAAGGGCGCGCTGACGAACACCGCGCCCACCGTCGCATCCGATACGGTGTGGAACACCACGGTGGCTCCAGCGCCCGCTGCGGCGAACAACTACACCGCAGGCGGCAATACGCTGACGACAACGTCGGGCACCACGACCGGCGGCGTGTTCAAACTGATCCTTGTGGATACCGTGTTCACGGCGACGGCAGGCGGCATCGGCCCGTTCAGGTATTTTATCATTTACAATTCCAGCGCCACCAACAAGGTCGTCGGCTACTACGACTACGGCTCCTCGATTACCTTGGCCGACACCGAAACTTTTACGGTCGATTTCGACGCCGCCAACGGTGTCCTGACGCTGACCTGATGCGGGCGATCGTCCCCTGCGGCGACTGCCATCTGTGCTGCAAGATGATGACCATCCTGAAGCCGGACGAAGTCGACCAGTACGTCACAGCACTTTGGTATCGCGACGGCCTCGACAAACCGCCAGTGACGATCCTCGATCGCCTTCCCAATGGCGATTGCTTCTACCTTGGTGAGCAAGGCTGCACCATCCACGATCGCGCGCCGCATGAGTGCAGGCAGTATGACTGCCGCGCGATGTTCAGGAATAGCGATCGGCAGGGCCGCAAACTTGCGGTGAAGAACGGCGTGGTGCCGAAGGCGATATTCGATCGGGGTAGGGAACTTGGCGGTTAATCCGTGGTGGATAGTACTCGATCCAGAAACCGAAGAGGTATTGGCGCGCGGATTTGAATTTGCGCTGCAAGCTGTCGAATGGATCGATGAGCAACGCGCGGCTGCGCCGGATGAGGAAAAATTCCGGCGCTGCGTGGTGATCCTCGACAATGGCGAGTATCAGTAATGGCGCTGCCCGTCACCATATCAGGCATACAGACGGCGGTCGCGCCGGTTGGGCCGTTCAAGGTGGCGGCGGGGACATATAGTGGCGTTGCGATTAATACCGCACAAGCTACGAACACAACGGCGGCCATGCAGGGTCCGGGCGGTTCGACTGTTGCCCACGGTCAAACTTTTACCAATGGCGGCAGTTCTCTCACGATCCCAAGTGTGGTGTGGTCACTAGCCAAGAGCGGAACGCCAACGGACAATGTTTACTGCGAGATTTACAGTACCGACCCCAACGGGACATTGCTGGCAACAAGCAACAATGTTGCCAGTTCAACAATAACCGCCACAGCGTCTCCCGGCACTGCCATCACATTTACATTTGCCTCGCCGCCCACGATTTCGGCGAGTGCCACGTTTGCTGTTGTTGTCAGACGCACGGCTTTTGATAGCACCAACACAATACTGGTGCCGGTCCTTACATCAGGAGGGACTTATGCCGGTGGTGTGGGTTGGGCACTAGCTGGCACTTGGTCATCTTTTTCTGGCAGAGATTATCAGGTTGCCGTCAATCAAACCGTCACCCTCGCCACCGACGCCTACTACTTCTGCGGCAGAGACGCCACCACCGCCACCACGCTGCAAGCGTATAAGTCCACCGCGCCGGATACGTCGTGGGCGAGCATCGCGACGGTCACGGGACTTGATATTGAAACTGGTTCGAGCATTGCTGGTTATCAAGTTGGGAATGTTATTCATTTAACGACAGGCGGAGGCGGATCATCTGCAAAGAATTATCACTACCACCAATTTAATGCAGCGACTGACACCTTTGCCCTGAATGAGACAATTGCTTCGGCTCTTACAATTACAGGGCAAAGTGCTCCCGCTGCCCAATGCTCCATAGTCGTTCGTTCAACCGGCGAGGTCGTAGCGTTTTTCCAAGGTACGCAGACCAAGACATCCGGCACCTTCTATGCCCGCGTGTATTATTCGCGGCGCACGGCGGTCAATACATGGTCAGCGGCGGTTGAGGTTGATGCCAATACCGCAGCTGATAATACATCGCCGATTGTAGTGTTGGGCGCATCTGATCGGCTACATTTTCTGTGGGCGGCTGGCAGCACCACTACTCAGCAACGTCATTTGACGGGCGCTAACGTTCTGGGCACCGCTGGGGTGGCGGCGTCGTCATCAGCATTGCCGCTCGACGCGGTTAGCATTAACGATAGTGGAACAATCCGCTTTGTAGGCTTTACCGAGAATGGCGCTGTAATCTTCCGTTTTGCCAGCGCTGATAATCCAACCATCAGCGGTGTCACCACAACAGCGCTGGGTATTCCGATCCGTGGCGCGGATGACAACCTGAATGTCTACGCGCTTTACCGCGCGAGCGCGGATAGCGATCTCTATGTTAAAACTTCGACTGATTTTGGGGCAACGTGGAGCGGAGCCGCATCTGCGTTTGTTGCTACTGTCACTGGGGTAGATATTAATCTTTCCAAGAACCAGCAGATTTACCAGCGCGGCAACAACATCGTCTTTCCGTATGTCGCCAACGACAACGGCACGCTGAAATACAACGAGTATGTCGTCCGCACGCTGGGGCCGGTCAACTATCCACTAACCGCTGTCACGGGCGCGTTCACGCTGAACGGCCAAGCCAACAAGCTGGCCTATGCTCGCGACTTCAACGCCGATGCCGGTGCGTTCGCGCTGGCTGGTGTCCCGGCTGTCCTGCGCCGTGGCTACACGCTCGCAGCTGTCCCCGGCGCGTTTGCACTATCCGGCAAGATTGCTGGCTTAGAGCTTTCGCGGGCGGCTGCGACTGGTAGCTTCACGCTATCCGGTCAATTCGCAGGCCTTGAGCTTAAGCGTGCGGCGGCCACGGGCGCGTTCGTGCTTTCGGGCCAAGCTGCGGGAACGCTGGCGAGCCGGTTTATCCGCTCGACAGTGACGACCTATGCGCTGACCGGCATTGATGCGACGCTGACGCGAACTTCGTCGGTCGTTCACCGCACGATGCCCGCCGCCACGGGTGCATTTGCAGTAAACGGGCAGGCGGCCACCCTGCGGCGCACCTACGTCGTGCCGC